CAGGGTTGCGTCCATCTCAGACGTTAATTGCAGTTTGGGATACCACTTTGCCCGAATGACGCGCTCAATGTCGGCTTGCGCCAATGCGTGCTCATCAGCGAATGAGGCAATGCCAAAGTCCAAGATGTCAGGGACTATCGCTTGCAAGTCTGTGTCTGTGCTAAACGCCATTTTTAATCCTCAGTTAAAAGATGCCCCCACACCACTATGATGCAGGGGCTTCCTCTTACTTACAGACCAGCGTCGTAGTACATTTCCACGCCGTAGGAGTCATCCAACTCACCGACACCGTAGATGGCGGTTGCGTTCAACTCAAATGCGCGGTTAGAAGCATCACGCTGTGGCTCGATGTTGAAGTCGCGCTTCATAGCCAAGGCAAATGCCTCTGGTGAGAAGACAGCGCCCTTGGCATCGCCTGAGCCGTCGATGGTCACGTTGGCAGACTCGAAAATGTCGATACCAGCAATGGTAGCAACATAACCAGTACGCATCGCTTCGTTTTGCAGATCGCCGCCGTTAGGGTTGACCATTGTGTTGGTCAAGTTAGCCTTCAGAGCGTACGTCTGGTAGGGGTGGAACACACCAACGATGCGACCCATTACCTTATTGGCACGCAGGGTAGCGGCGGCTTGGAACAAAGCGGCAACCGTCAACTCGGTAGTCGTTGCACCTTGTGAGGCGCTCAAACCGTCGAACAGAGCGATTAGGTCTTTGTCCATCTTGGTAGCGATAGCGTTACCCAACACCGTGCCGAGTTCGTCAGCAGGGTTACCAGCGCCCATTGCGGCGAGGTCAGTCAACAACACTTGTGCGCCAACTTCACCAACCGTGATGGACACGCTAGAAGTTGAAACAGTCGTTGAAGACATATCCGTGCCTTCGGTCAGCGCGGCGGCTGTGATGGCTGGGTACTTGGGGACTTGCACAGTCTTGCCAGCTTGACCATCGATGTTGTACATCGTGACAAGGTTACGCATCAAAGATTGCTCTTCAGCGGTAAAACGTGCTTGGGCGACGATTGCAACAAACAGATCGTCTAAGGTACTTGAGGTGGTAGCGGCCATGATTTAACTCCAGAAAAAAAGAAAGTGGTTTATTTGCGCTTTTTACTGGCGGCAAAGGCTTCACGCCCACCGTTTTCCCAGTTACTTAGCATATCAGCCACAGAACTTGGCTTCTGTGTCGAGCCTCCAGCGTTCCCACTTGAGCCTGAACCACCTGCGGAGGCTCTGACAAAATGAGGGTTTGCCGTTAGAAATTCTTCCATCAGTTCATTGACTGATAGCAGATCACCGTTGTCATTGTAGCGAATACTGCCAGACTTATCAAGAATTTCAACTTGACCGTCATCGCTCAATCTTGTATTGCCTTTTAACAAGGCCGATACCTGCTCTGGTGAAACTGCGTTTTTGGTAGATGCGGCATTAAGCAACGCCCCGTCCACCTGAATCTGGTGCAACTTGCTTGTCAGCGATTGAATGGTCATGTCTTTCTTCTCGACAGTCTTTTTCAATACGTTTTCAAACTCGCCACGCTCCTTCTGACGCTCTAACTCGGCTTGCTCGCGTTCTGCTAAAACGCGCTTTGCTTCGTCAATGTCTACGCCATCGGTCATCTTCTCGAACCGCTTACGCTCTCGCGCTAGGCGTTGCTCAAGAATCTTATCAACATCTGCTTGCGTAAATGTCTTACTTACCCCACCGCTTTGGTCGCCCTCTGCTGGTGTATTTACTTCATCATCCATGATTTCATCGCTCATGTGCGTATCCTCTTTCGAGTGGTTAAAAAACAGTTGAAATATATCACAAAGTGAACATTATTCTTTACATACAGGTCGCCAATGATGGCGGCAGTTATATCCACCTCGGACAATGAACGGGTCGCCAGCGGCTTTACCAGCCCAATCCTGAGTCCATAATTCCCGAATCTCATCTTCGGTGTAAGTCTTTCCAGCGTGGCGTCTGCACCAGTCGCGGGTATCGTTGATGTTGGAACCGTAATACTTCCAAGCGTCAGCGCCTGATTCTTTGCCAACATTTGTAACAACAGATGCGTCAAATTGCATCAGCGAGTCATGCACCATTTGGCTTGAGTAGCGGCGCATATTGTTTCCCAGCTTATCAGCGGAATAAATGCTGTGCAGTTGCTTGATGGCATCGTCTGCGGCGGCTCCACCTGCGTTGGCAATGTTTACCAGTCGCTGAACCTCCACTTGGTCTGACTGTGCATATACGCCATTGATCTTCTGTCGAATGGCTTGGATGGAATCCTCAACCCTGCGACCAGAGATGGTGTTCTGGTAGACCTCGGTTGCCAGTTCGTTTAGGAATGTCCCAGCAATATCCTCAAAGCCTTGGAATGATTGCCTTTTTAAGGCTCTAATGACTTGCTTGCTTACTCCAACAAAGTCGCCATACTCTTTAAGCATCAATCCAGCAGATTCGGCGACTTGAGTGTATTCATCAATTATGTCGTTTACTTCCGAAAGGTAAGTATCATTGATGGCGGATTGAATATCCTTTCGAGCCTCAATAGCCCAAGCCAAATCAAACAATGCACCGCTTTTAGTTGGTGACTTTGAAATAACCCCAGCAATCTTGTTTTCTAAAGACTGCAAAATATCCACAAGCCGCTTTTCGTGAGCGACTCCTAGTTGCTCAATAAATCGAGCGTGATCTGCATCCGACGCCATTAAATACCGCTACTTGGTTGGCCTAAATCTGGCTCAATCAATTGATCGCCATCGGGAATATTATCAAGGCCAATTTTTTGTCGAACCTCGTTAGGAGTAACAACGCCAGCGTCCATGTGGTACTTGTAAATTTGGGTTCTTTCACTAAAGTCACCCAATGCTTTTGTCCCCTCCTCAATCTCGGAGTAGGCTTTTTCCAAGTCTTCGTCATCCAATACTAAGTCGGCAATGCGCTTGTCCACTTCTTGTAAGAAAGTTAGTGAACGAACACCAGAAGCGCGAGCGGTTTGCAAGAATTGCAGTTCGTTTGGATAATCGCGTACATCAAATGAATCAGGGTAGAACACTTGAACGTCTGGGGTAGCATCCTGCCAAATGGCAAACAACGCCCAAATCTGCTCCTCTGCCAACTCCAAGATGTCTGCCTTTTCTGACAAACGTGCGTTAAGCATTTGGAACTCGGTTTGTAAAGCAATGCCTGACTTGGTTTGCTCCTGAGTCCCACGAATGGCGCTCATGTGAGCCATACGGTTGATGGCCTCCACCTTGTCGTTGATAGCCGCCCTTACTGCGTCCAAGTTTCCACCGCTAGGCTGGATTTGGTAAGGCTTTAAATTAGGCTCTAAGTCATCAGGCATATTGATGATTGAGCCAGCCCCAGCAGTCGCGTCTGTGTCAAAGGTCTTAACCAGAGTCGGGTGATTACTGATGCGGATAAGTTGCTCAATCTCGCTTAGTTCCTCATATATAGCCTTTTGCATTGAGGCAATGTCTGTGAGGTCGCTAATGCCAATGCCACGCTTAATCGAGCGTTGCGCTGGGACGTGTACAGCAGGGATTACACCAATCGGGTTGTCCATCTCCTCGATCAATCGCTCTTGCTCATTAGTGACTTCGTATAGCTTAATGGTTTCTTTTGTCCACACCCTAAAGGTTTGCTTCACGTCTGTCGCTGTGTCTCGCACAATAGACTCACGCACCTTTAAATACGATAGCTGGAACCTACCAGATGGCATCCTCTCATAGCGCCAATCAAAGACGTTCTCAGGCGTGAAAAGGTTTATGTATGGGCGAATGCCTTGTGATAACTCATCTGCTCGCGTACCAGCCACAGACTTAGGCTTGTCTATCATCAGCCAAACGTGACCATACACAGAAGACCAGATTTGCGCCTCACGCATAAATGAGTCAAATGAGCGACCATCTAAGTCAGCATCTTTTAAGAACCACTCAAGGGACTGGTTGTTTTGTAGAGAACCAAACTCACGCTTTGGCGGTACACGCCACAGGTAGCTGGAATAGATGTGGACAATGTTGCGGCAGTGGTTGTCAATCGGTGTCAGCAACAAGCGACGGTTGTATTCGTCTTTGTCTTCGTTTATGTAACGGGTTAAAAAGTTCCCGCCCTGATAATCCTCGCCGCCAAGGTAGCTTCTAAGATAGAACTCCCAACGGTTTTGGTTGTCATCATAGTCTGGGTGCTTATCAGTAAATTTCATTTATGTCCACCTCTGTTCGACAAACTCAATACGCCGCTTGATCGGCATTTTTCGTACAACAAAGTAACCAACAGCATCATTCAAATGGTCAAACCCAGCTTTTTTGTCTGGTTCGCCATTCTTGTCGTAAGCCTGTTGCTCAAGTCCTAGCGCAATATTAGGGCATTTGTCAACGTTGACGTAGTATAACCTTTGACCATCATTGTTGCAAAGTGCCATGTTTACCGCCGCTACTCTGTCTTTTACTCTGCCGTTTGCCCTTGGCGCGTTTATCGCTAAGTTGGCGTTTTTCAGCAAAATTATATCTGTTGTGCTTGCATTTGTTGTATTTGTGTTGGCTCCGCTTGCATCTGGGTACACAATTATTGGGTTTTTTGGGTAACGGTCTCGAATGATTCGGATGATGTTAGGTGTATCCTTTGCATCAACAATTTCATCAACAGCATAAGCCTTGCCATCCCGCATGACATGGATAGAGGCAGACATATTGTTTACGTTGAAGTCCATGCCAATGTGCAAAGTCTCAGAGGTGTTTGCTGTTACATCGGACTGATTGAGTTCCCTGTCGTAGTTCATGTAAACAGAACCAGCGGTTAGATTAACGAACTCGCCTTCAATGTAGGCGTTAAGCAAGTTGCTTGGGTAGGTCTCTCTAAGTGAATCAACATATCCAGCGGGTAAGTGCGGGTTTGAGTATGTTGGGGCTTTGATTAACTCATAACTCTCGGTGCGATTCTTTTGCCACTTCTCGTAGACAAACCTAAATCCCTCTGGGGTAGTACCGACTGCCACCGTGTTTTGAGTGCCGTCTGGTTTCTTCTGCCGATTACGCGCAATTATCTTATTCCACACCTCCGAGGCTTTGTTAGTTGGCAATGTGTCCAACTCATCCACCAGCGAGTCGCCAACCTCATAACCAACAATGGTGTCTGGATTCTCCATCGTGCGGAAGATGATTTGCTTGTTGTTGACCCTTAAAACGTGCTCAGAACGGTTTAAGTCATAGGGCACACCAAGGTCATCCAAAGCCGCTTGGAATCGAGGGTAAGCAATCGTCCTCACCAACGGGTAGTTGGGCAGGTAGTAGGCTACATCGCCCCCATTGCTGAATATCAGTTTCAACGCTCTATACGTCAAAGCCTGAGTCTTACCAGCCCCAAAGCCAGCGACCATTGCTGGAAACTTGGCTGTGCTGTTAACTAAGGCAGTTTGCGGGGCAGTACCTTTGGCTCTAATCCGCATCTGCTACCACTTCAAAAGCGGTAATGGTGTGGTTGCCAGTTGTAATCTGCTTGTCCGATTGACCCAAGGCTTGCTTACCTAGCCATATCTGCATTGGGATACTGCCATCTTTAGCTGAGTTCCATTGCAATCTGCGTAGGCTTTGTTTGCCAACTCCAGAATGCTTTTTATAGAAGTCCCCAAAATTAGCGTAGCCGTATTCTTTTAATCGACGGTCTAGTGTCTGCTCGCTTATCTCGTAAATGGAGCAAATTTCGTCTTGAGTACAGAATATCTCGACCATTCCAATGATTTTGTGGAGTTCGTCTTCTGTAATTTCAATTCTCGGTCTGCCGACTTTGTTATCTGTCGTCATGATATATCCCTGTTAAACAGTAGCCTTCATTTTACCCAAAAAAACGCCCACCGCAAGGCAGGCGTAAGTTGGTTAGACCAACAAGGAGAAGTAGGTTTAGTTTAGACCCTCTTTGGTCAGTTGTCTAGCTTGTTCGTTGTAATGTCTGGCTATCTCAATCAAGGCTTCTTTGGTGTACTTCCTTAGAGTGCCGTCAGTCTCTAGAAGTTCCAATTGCCTCTCACCTATTCGCTCCAGTAGGCGCTTGCGGTACTCAACGTGGTTGCCCGCCAGCCAGTTGTTGCAATGTTTGCATTGACCGTGGACGTTGTCCTCCACAAATCGCATATGAGGAGCCGAGCCAACCGAGCGATAGTGACCAGCATCAAAAGTGTTGGCGCCGCCGTCCAAAGGTTTATCACAGCTTATGCAAGGCTTTCCCACATCTCTCGCCCTGATGTAAGCGTTAAAGGCTGTTTGGGCTTTCTTGACCAGTTGAGGCTTGGTCTGTATGGCGTCCAGCTTTAGCTTGGTTTCTTTCTTTTCGGCCTTGTCTACCACCTGCATTGCGACCTTCATAGCGCAGACTGGGCTACACACCTTTTGCATCGGCCTGACAGGAGTAAATGGGATGCCGCAGGACTTGCACTTCTTACTCATGGATAGTCACCCCATTCTCAGCACACCAAGCCATCA